TGACCCTGATGAAGTCCGCATGGGACGCGCTGAAAACCACCATTGGGGAGCAGTTCATCCCCGAGATGCGCACTCTGTACGAGGTAGGAACAGACATTTTCTCCGGCATTGATAAATTCATCCAGGACAATCCTGGGGTGGTCAAGGGGATCGCCGCCGCCGCGCTGATAATCGGCGGCGTGACCGTGGCCTTGACGGCATATTCAGCGGCGGCGAATATTGCGGCAGCGGCCTCCACGCTCTTGTCCATGTCCATCCCTGGCGTTAACATCATCATGGGCGTCACGGCGGCTGTGGCGGGCGTCGTGGGGGTAGTGACCGCGCTGGCCACTGCTGCCGATGCCGGTGTCCCCTCTGTGAAAGAGCTGACCGAGGCCGCCCGCGATATGCAGGAGGCTATGGACGAGGCCGGAGCTGCCTATGAGGAAACGGCCTATCAGACCTTAGCCACGGCTGAGGTGGCCAGCACCTACATCGGCAAGCTGGAGGAGATTGAGGCTGCTACCAACGGGGCCACGGAGGGCAACCAGGAATATCACAATATCCTGGCTCTGCTCACCCGGACCGTTCCGGAACTGGCAGATGATATTGACCTCACCACCGACACCATCAACGGCGGCACCGAGGCCCTGCGCCAGCACACCGAAGCCTGGAAAAAGGATGCCGAGGCCCAGGCATACCAGGACTACATCAATTCGCTGTACGACCAGTACGGCGAGGTCATGGCCGAATCCGCCGAGAACAGCATCAAGCTGACCCAGGCGCAAATCCGGCTGGAAACGGCGGAGAAGAACCGCGACGCAGCCCTAGAGCGGATGAACGAGCTTTCCACCCAGGCCTATGAGAACGGGGAAATGCTCTCCCAGGAATATTATCAGCTGGAAAATTCCCTCTATGGCTATAACGATGAAATTTACACGGCCCAGCGGGAAATCGACAATCTCAACAAGGCCATTGACAAGGACGCCGAGGCGGTTGCCGCTGCCGAGGCTGAGATCAACAGCGCCCAGGCGGCAGTGGAACAGCTCACCGGCGTCACCGAGGAACAGACCGAAGCGGAGGCAGAGGCCGCCCGCCAGACCCAGGAGTTGCAGAGCGTCATTGAGGACGTCACCGGGCAGATGGCCGCGCTCACGGAGGCCTACAATGAGGCTTATGGCGCGGCGCTGGATTCCATTTCCGGACAGTACGCCCTTTGGGACGAGGCCGCTAAGGTGGTCGAAACCAGCGCGGGCAGTATCAACAATGCTTTGGAGAGCCAGATCACCTACTGGCAGGACTACAATGCCAATCTGCAATCCCTGACGGAGCGCAGCGCGGACATTGAGGGCCTGAGCGCGGTGATCGCCAGCTTTGCCGACGGGAGCGAGAACAGTGTGAACGCTATCGCCGGTCTGGCCAACGCCAGCGACGAGGATCTGCGGGCCATGGTCACTAATTGGCAGGAGCTCCAAAAGGAGCAGGAGGCCGCCGCTGGGAGTGTGGCTGATCTCAAAACGGATTTTTCCGCCACGATGGACGAATTGCAGCAGGAGCTTGCCGCAGACATTGAGGCCATGGACCTGGGGGACGAGGCTGCGGCCAGCGGCCGGGCCACCATCCAGGGATACATTGACGCCGCGAATGATATGCTGCCGGAGGTCCAAGCTGCGTACAAGGCCCTTGCCCAGGCTGCGTCCAATGCCATGGGAACGCCATCATACATCAACAGCGCATGGTATGTGAGCGGCAACCGGGGCTATGCCACCGGCACAGAGAGTGCAGAACCGGGCTGGGCCATGGTAGGCGAGAACGGCCCGGAGCTGATGTTCTTCAACGGCGGGGAAAAAGTGCTGAACGCGGCGCAAACATCCGCACTGCAAGCCAAATCCGAACCCGCTGTCTCTGCCAAGCTGGCGCCGACCAACGGCTCCAAGCCCCCGGTGGCGGTGACGTTTGAGATCCAGGGCAACGCGACACAGGAAACAGTTCAAGACCTGCGGCAATTTGCGGACGAGATCGTGGCTCGTGTCATGGACACCATGGAGGACGCAGAGGCGGACGAGGCAAGGGGGGCGTTCCGATGAAAACCTATACCACCATCCAGGGAGATATGTGGGACAGTATTGCCAATACCCAGCTGGGAGACGCGGCCTATGCCGATAAGCTGATGAACGCCAATTTGCAGTACCGGGAGTATTACACGTTCCCCGCCGGAATCGTCCTTGTGCTGCCGGATATCCCCGAACGCACCAGCGACACGCTGCCCCCCTGGAAGCAGGTGAGGCCATGAGCAATCAAAATCTGGTCCGCCGTACTGCGGTGGAGGTAGCCTTTTCCGGCGTTGACATCACTAAGTCCATTCGCCCCTACCTCAAGGCGTTCACCTATACGGACAATGAGGCGGACAAAGCGGATGACATTCAGATCCAGCTCCATGACCGGGATTCCATTTGGATGGAGAAATGGCTGGTGGAGGCAATCGAAGCCGCTTCCGCCGCGAAACTGAAAATGGACGCGGTGATCGTCCGGGAGAACTGGCGCGGGGACGGCAAGGATATTGTGCTGCCCTGCGGGGAGTCCGAGCTTGACAATGTGGTACTCTCCGGCCCGCCGGCCACCATCACCATCAAGGGGACGTCGCTGCCGTTCAGCGCCCCGGTGCGCCAAACCAAGAAGAACAACGACTGGGAGAACATCACCCTGTCGGCAATCGCCCGGGAACTGGCCGGAGCCAACGGCATGAGCTGTATGTACGAATCCGCCTATGACCCATTCTATAAGCGGGTGGAGCAGCGGCAGGCCAGCGACATCGAATTTCTCTCCCGCCTGAGCCATGACGCAGGGATCAGCCTCAAAGCCACCAACAGCATTATCGTGCTGTTTGACCAGGCCACCTATGAGGCCAAGCCCCCGGTCATCACCATTCAGAAAGGAAAGGCCGGCGGGTACATCAAGTACAAAATGGACGTGGGCGCGGCTGATTCGCAGTATTCCTCCTGCCGCGTCAGCTACGTTGACCCGGAATCGGGGAAGTGCATTGAGGCCACCGCCAAAATCGAGGATTATAACGCCAACTCGAAGAACAACCAACAGCTGGAGATCACGGCCAAGGTATCCAGTAAGGACGAAGCCAAGACCCTGGCGGAGAAACATTTGCGGCTGCACAACAAGTATTCCAAGTCCGCTACATTCACATTTCCCGGCAACCCGGCCTTAGTTGCCGGCGTTACCGTTGAGCTGAAAGGCTGGGGCGCATTTGACGGAAAATACATCATTACTCAGGCGGTGCATACGGTCAGCGGCTCCGGCTACACCACACAAATCAAGCTGCGGCGGGTGCTGGAGGGCTACTGATGGAAATTGAAAAAATCCTGAAAAATCTGGTGCGCATTGGGACTGTCACGGTGACAGACCCCGACAAGCGCGTGGCCAGGGTGAAATTCGAGGACACGGGGCGGCCCTCCGGCTGGCTCTACGTCCTGGCTAACCGGTCCTATATCCCAGACTATGATGTGCCACAGCAGACAGAGGCCCGGGCGGGCGGCGCAGGTTATCCACAGTTTGAGAGCCATACCCACGACGAGATCATCAAGCCGTGGATGCCAAAGGTGAACGCGGTTGTTCTAACACTCTATCTCCCGGTACTGGATGGGGACGGCTTCATCCTGGGGGAGATCGGGGCGCTGGGCAAACTCAAGCAGTGGGCAGACCAATAACGGAAAGGAGGCGGCTGCATGGCCATCATCGGTTGCTTGGGGGACGTTGTTTTCACGGTTTCCAGGGATGTCGTGCGGACACTGGACAATATGACCTGGGGCGGCTCTGCCCGGTATGCCACGCATGAACGCCACTTGACCAATGCCCTCACCGAGTACACCGGGCTTGACCCGGACACAATCACTTTCGATATCCTGTTCTCGGCGGAGTTGGGCGTGGATCCAATCGCTGAGGTCGTGAAGCTCTGGAATATTGAGCGCAGCGGTCTGGCGGTTCCGCTGACTGTTGGCACTAAGGGCTACGGAAAATACCGCTGGAGTATCGTCAAGCACGTCATGAAGATGAAAACCTTTTATGCGAACGGAGACGTACACACGGCCCCGGTGTCTGTCAGCCTGCAAGAGTACCTATGGGGGTGACACCATGAGTTTTACAGTATCGGCAACAGACCTGGGGCATCTGCGCTTCAATGAGCAGGAAACCGTAAATTCCGTTCTCCAGAATATTGCGGTCATTCTGACCACGCCAAAGGGAACGGTCCCACTGTACCGCGATTTCGGGCTGGATATGAGCTTTGTGGATAAGCCCAGGCCAGTGGCAGAAGTGATGATGGTTGCCCCGGTGCGGGAGGCTATTCACCGCTGGGAGCCCCGGGCAACGGTGCTGAATGTCTTTCCCGGGTCTGACCCGTCCCAGCCGGGGACGCTGATTCCAGCAGTGGAGGTGGAGATCAACATTGAGTAGGAACACAGAACATCAATTCGTACCCACAGATGGAGATGCCATCATCTCCATGCTGGTTGCGATGTATGAAAAAATCACCGGGACGGCAGTACGGCCGGCCAGCCCGGAAATGCTGTTCATTCGTTGGGTGGGGGCTGTCATCATCCAGGAGCGGGTGCTGAACAACTACACCGGCAACCAGAACGTCCCCAGCCGCGCCGAGGGGGAGAACCTGGACGCGCTGGCCGAGCTGACCTATCTTCGGGAGCGCCCGGAAAGCAAGGCCGCGACGTGCAAAATGCTGTTCTCCATCTCAGAGGCCCAGGACACTGCGATCCTGATCCCCGCCGGTACCCGTATCACAGACGCCAACGGGACGCTCACCTGGGAAACCATGGAGGACATCTACATCCCCATTGGGGAAACCAGCGTGGAAACCCAGGCCCGGTGTCAGACCGTTGGCGTCATCGGCAACGGTTACGCGGCGGGGCAGATCAATGCCCTGGTGGACGTGTACGATTACTATTCCGAATGCAGGAACGTCACCGCCTCCGAGGGCGGCGCGGACCGGGCCACGGATGACGAGTATTACGAGCTGATGCGGGCCTCCATGGACGCATACAGCTGCGCCGGAGCCAGGGGCGGTTACATCTATTGGGCAAAGCAGGTCAGCACCGAGATCGTGGACGTGGTGGCCAACTCCCCCGTCCCTGGCGAGGTCAAAATCTACGTTCTCATGGAGGGCGGGGCGCTGGCCGGGGAGGAAATGAAAAGCAAGGTGTTGGCCGCCTGCAGCGAGGACACAAAGCGGCCCCTGACCGACCATGTATTTGTGGAGGACGCCGAGGTTGTCCCCTATGACATCAGCTTCACCTATTATCTCCAGAGTGGCCGCACCAGGAGCGCGGCTGAGGTTGCCGCAGCGGTGAGCGAGGCCGTGGAGCAGTACAAGGCGTGGCAGTGCGGGAAACTGGGCCGGGACATCAACCCGGACGAGTTGCGGGAATATCTCTACCACACCGGCATCAAGCGGATCGAGCTGACCGCCCCCGCCTTTACCGCACTGCGGGACGGCAGGAATAAAACGGTGCCGCAGGTGGCAAGGGCCGGAACCGTCACCATTACGAACGGGGGCTATGAGGATGAATAATCACGGCCTGATCCGCGAAACCCTTGTAGCCACACTTCCGGCGGCTCTGCAAAAAGACCCGTCAGCGGTTGCGCTGGCGGAGGCCATGGCCGATCTGCTGGCCCGGCGTCCGGACGAAATTGAGCAGCTGCGCATCTACCCGGTCATCGACCGGCTGGACGCGCGGCTGCTTGATATTTTGGCCTATGATTTCAAGGTGGACTGGTGGGACGCTGATTATTCTCTGGAAGAAAAGCGCCGGACGCTGAAAGACAGCTGGCGCGTCCACAAACTGCTGGGTACCAAGGCCGCCGTGGAAATGGCCATCTCCGCAATCTATCCGCGGACAACGGTGCTGGAATGGTGGGAGTACGGCGGGGAGCCGTATCACTTCCGGCTGGACATCAACATCACCAATGACAGCATTGATTCTGTCAAACAGCGCCGTGTGCTGGAGCGGTTGGAGTATTACAAATCCCTGCGCTCCCACAATGATGGAGTGACCTACTTCGTGGAGGCCGCACCTGCTATTGCGAAAGCAGTAACCACGGTGGCAGCTATGCAGGAGACAGCCCATATTCCGCTTACCTTGCCCGTCCCCATCATCAAGCCGGTTGCCGTTGCCCGCGTCGGGGTCGTGACCGGCCTGTGGGAAAGTGCCAAGACGCGGCTGGAACTCCCCACGCCCACTATCCAACGCACCGTAACCGCCCGCATAGGCGTTGCAACGGGGCTGTGGGAGGCGTTCACAACTTCCCTGGTGCTTACCACTCCCCCCATCCAAAGGGCGGTGATTGCCCGCGCAAGGGCCTCTGCGGGGTGGGAGGAAACATTTATCGCGCGGGTGACGCTGCCTGAGATCGAACCGCCGAGAGGCGAGGCCGAGGCCCGGGCTGGCATAGCCAGCGCATGGCAGGAGAGTTACACGACACCGGCAGTTCTCCTGACTGACGAAGTGCAGACTGCTGCTGCGCAGGCTCAGGCCAAAAGCGCGGTGGTATCTATGCAGGAAACAGCGCAGACCTTTATCAATCTTTAGTAGGAGGTAGACCATGGCAGAAGAAAAGAAGCTTGTACGCTGGTCGAAAACGGCGGTGACAGATGCCGGTACGGAGCTGTTGACCGAGTACGCGGCGGGGCGGTTCCTGAACATCACCAATGCGTTCGGGTCCATCAGTGCCCCGGGAGATGACCTGTTTGAGCTGGAGGATCTGACTGACGGCCGGGCGCACCCGCTCACCATTGAGAGCGTGACCAAGACTAAGAACAGTGTGACGGTGTGCGTCCAGGTGACGAGCCTGGGGAACGACGAGCCCTACAAGCTGGAGCGGGTCGGTATCTATGCCGTGGCCCGTGACCCCGGCGAGCCGAAGCCCCCCGCCGGTACCATCATTCGGAACGATAAGCTCCTGGCGGTGGTGGAGGACGAGGAGGACGAGAACGGCAGTAAGGGCGTGACCATCCCTGCGGAAACGGACCAGCTCTACACTTTCAAGCTCTATGTGGTGCTGACCATCACCAACAAGGACCGGCTGGAGGTCAGCATCTCCGCCGCCGGTATCGCCACCATCGGCGCGATCCAGGAGGCCATCAAGGAGCACAATGAGGACCCAGAAGCTCACCCCGGCTTGATGGACGCGGCCTTTGAGAGGCATAATGCCGACCAGGACGCTCACCCCAGCCTGACGGCCCGTGTCCGGGCTGCGGAGCTGGCTCTGAACGGAAAGGAAACGATCCTCTCCCTGGAGGGTGACCCCACCGTCGAAACAGAGGGAGCCAAAGGGCAGCACTACATCAACCTCAATACCGGGACGGAATGGGAATGCTCCGGCGTCAAGGACGGCAAGTATATCTGGGGTCTGGTGGACTACGACAGCGAGAGCTACAAATCCCTGCGGGATATTCTGGCGGAAACTACGGCTACTGCGGCCCAGGCCAAGGAGGTGGCTGACGGCGCCGCCAAAGCCATCGCCGCCGTTCAGAATACCATCTCCGTTGTCCCCTCTCAGTCTGGCAGCCTGACCTACAACGGGGGTACCCAGCTCCCCAGCTGGAACAACCTGGCTCTGGAGATGATGACCATTACCTACGGCGAGGATAGGACCCCTGCGGAGGACTACCAGGGCGAAACCGACGCGGGGACTTACAAAGCCTACATCAC